TGCTGTTGGGCGATGTGCGGCCCGAATCCTACGGGATGGACACCCAAGCCCCAGAAGACACGGAACAAACCCTACGGATACAATACATGAGTACGATTGACACCCAACATGTTCGGCGACGATTGCGGGCATGGACCGACCTTTTGTCCGTCCGGCACATCACCCTCGGCCGGGCATGGTATCATCAAGCCCATGAATTCGCCCAGGGCTTGGCCACGCGGTTCGATGTGCCTCTTCCGGCCGTGTGCGGCGTGATCTCTTGTCTGAGCCCACAATGCCCGTGGGAAATCACCATGCGGGACTCTGAGCGGCTCATTTCCGCTTGGGCCCAGGGAATCCGGCTCAAGTCCCTCACCACATACGGAGCACAAGTCCGCAAAGCCCTGGCGATACTAGATGCGGAGGAACCGCTGAGAAGCGACCCCCAGGATGTGCAAGCAATGGTAGGCGGCAAGGATTCGCCCAAGACACGGGCATTCTACTGGAATATCCTATGTCCCCTACGATGCTTGGACGTTACTATCGACCGATGGATACTACGGGCATTGTTGGACCTTGATGCGATAGATGGAGGGAATCACTATCGGTCCGTCTATCGGCAATTGGCCAAGGAGTTCATCGACTTCGCCCTCGCCCACAATTGGGTCCCTTGCGAATTGCAAGCGGCCGTTTGGTTTTGTGCGAAGGAAACGATGGACGGCCGGGAGTTCCGCAACGTGAAGACGGCCGAGGAATTTGCCGAGAAGGATTTGACCCCGGCACCGTTTTGATCGTAGGCTTTGGGTAGTGGAGGACCAACCCGATGTTTGACCGATTCGATGTGTGTGAGGCCGCGTATCGCTTTGCGATGGACTATCATCGCGGGCAATGGTCCCCAGAGTACGCGATATTCGGACGACTGGCGAAGATCGCCTACAATCCGGGACGCGGGATGATGGACCGCCCCCCGGAGGGAAATGTGCGGGACATCCTCGCCCGATTCATCCGGCGGCAACGGAGGTCAGGTCGATGACAACACAAGAGCAGATCATAAAGGCCGATGCCGAGATGTATCGCCTGGAACGGAAGCGGGACGCCCTTCAAGCGGAGATCGCCCGCACCGAGGCCCGTATGAGACGCCTGCACGGTTCCCTGGCCGATCTGATGGAACAATGGCGGGCGGAAGGTGCCGCCCCTTACACTGAGGAGGACTGACAATGCCCGAAGTGAAAGACAAGTACGATGTAGTCGGCGGGATCATGGACTGGGAGCAAGGCGACCTCGACGACGATCAAACGGTCGAACTGTTCCAACACCTGATCGACAGCGGCCTCTGCTGGCAGTTGCAAGGATGCTACGGCCGCACGGCGAAGGCCCTCATTGAAGCGGGATACTGCCACGCCAAGGAATAGACCATGTGCGAAATCATCGGCGGTACACTGGTGTTGTTCGGCGTGATTGGGTTCACCTATATCGCCCTGGTGCGGGCGATGATCGGCGGGAGGTAGTGCCGTGACCGAGAGCCAAAAGGCAACGATCAGTCGGAGGTTGGCGTACCTGCGGAGGGAGATCGTGGAGGAGCGAATCTCCTATGAGGAGATCGCGGAACTTCAAGAACTGGCCGGGGACATCGACCCCCGCGATACGTTCCTCCTGGAATGGGCTGGGGTGCCGGAAAAATCCGAATAGCATTTGCTTCTGGTGTAAACGTGTTGTATACTCCCAGTATCAGAAACGAACTTTAACCCGGATGGAGGAGCGAACCATGAACAGCAAGACGAAGAAGAGTGGCGGCGAGATCGAGCGGAAGACCTACGGAACCGGCGGGCTGATCGAACCCCAGACCCACGGGTTTAAGGTCCTGGCCGAACCCCAGGAGGTCGGTCGGTTCTTCACCGAGCAGGCCCCCCACACCACCAACGGCCGCATCGTGGATGGGATGCTCCTCGGCCACCCCTGGTTCTGATTGACCCCCCGGTCACGGGACCGGGAAGATCGCCCTGCCGACCCCCATTCGCCACTGGCATACTGGGGACCACCAGCAGGACGATCTTTCCGCCCCCGTGATGAACCTAGAACCTGTCACGGCGACTGGAATAACACCCGCAACCCTGGCGGGGATTCTAACCCACGGGGACGGTTAACCGACCGCCCTGGACGCGGGATGTTCCCGCCTCCTCCACCCCTTGAGCAAGGGACCTACCAGGACGGTCGGTTAATTAAGGAGATTGACGATGAGCAGAAAAGATTATGAATTGATCGCCCACCGTATTCGCATGGGACGCAACGATGTCCTGATCATTGAACCGGCGGGCGATTACCGGCACGGCCTGCTGGTGGCCTACAAGCGAATGGCTTGTGACCTGGCCGATGACCTTGGCCGGGAGAACCCCCGCTTCGACCGCAAGAAGTTCCTGGCGGCGTGTGGGCTGGGGGACTGACGATGGGCGTTCCGTACCGTGAGATCAACTGGCCCCTGGCCCTGATCCTCACCGGGCTGCTGATCGGCCTGATCCTGGTCTACTGCCGCATGATGCGGCCGGAGGTTTGACGATGACTGCCCTGCTCAAGAGACTCGGCTGGCTGGGTCTGGACGTGGTGGTGTCCACGATCTTCATCGGGTGCGACATCCTGGAACGTCTGGGATGGTTCGAGGTACTGGACGAACTGGACGACCTCCGCACCAACGAGAAGCTGGGCGATTGGCTGTTCGGGAAGGATCAACTCACATGATGCCGCCCCCCACGATCCCCCCGCCGATCCCCGCCGTCGCCGGTGACTGGGTGCCCATCAGGCACGTCACTAACTGGCGAGTGGTCAAGAATCCCGGCCCCAAAGCGGTGTACCATCGCGGGACTGACGGGCACGTTCGGGTATACGGGGCGAGGGACGCGGCCCAGAACCGTGCAAACACCCTGAACACCGGAGGGACCTGATGCAGTACGAGACGAGGGAACAATGGCTTGTGGCGAGGAAATGGCCCTCGAAGAGAAGTAGCCTATTGACATCCGACCGATCAGTGGTATAGTGGAACAATCATGTTAGCTTTCACAATGTTCGTAATCACGTTGCGCGACATCATCGGAACGATCATCCTGTCCCTGATCGTCCTAGGCATGGTGGGGTACGCTGTGTACCACATCGTGGCTGACTGGTGGATCGCCCGCAACAAGCATCGAGGAGACTGACCGTGGCCAAAGGACTCCCCCCGCTGCCGACCGCCGTCCCCACCCCCGAGCCGGACCCCCAGCCCGATGAGGCCAAGCCCATCGACGCCACCGTCCTGCTGCCGATCATCACGCACATGACCCGCACGGCCAACGACGGCACCGCCAGGATGAAGTTCGACGCCCTGGCTGACATGGCCCGGCACCCCGGCCTGCCGCTGCCCACCCTGCGGGCTGACGGCCGATCCGATCACGGGACCCGCAACGGCGTGGTCTATTCGGCCGTGGTGCGGGCGATGCGGCTGATCCGCGATGAGGCCCCGGCGAAGGCAATTAAGGACGCCTTCAACTTCGCCCACGACGCCTGCTTCCTGCCCGGCGGGTGGGTCGTGGGGGAGCCGGGCCTGGGCTATACGCTGACGTTCACCGATCCCTCCAATGCCGGGAGATAGTCGATGAGACTTCTTCTCGTATGGCTTCTGGCGGTTGCTGTTGTCTTCCTCCTGGTTCGAGTAATGCGTTAAGAGCGAGCGGGTGTGGCTTGCAGGGAACCGTCACTTGGATACACTGAGAAGCGAGCGAGGCCGGGCAAGACACACCCGGCCGCGATGCAGGAGCAGCCATGTTGCCACCGCCGACGATCACGCCAAGGAATACGCCCCCCCGACTCCCTTTACCGGGCGGGGACCCAGCGGCGACGGTGGCAACTGGCTGCGAGTGGAGGGATGTGCTCCGCAAGGTGGGGTGGCCGACTGATGTAATCACTATCGACTTTGAGACGTTCTTCGACGCCACCTATCACATGAAGGGCAAGGGTAACAGCGGCTTATCCACGATTGAATACATAGAGGATCGCAGATACGAGGAGCAGGGAGTCGCGGTGTTGATCGTGAAGGGGGACGCACCCTACGCCCCCCGACAGGCGACGTTCTGGCCAGGGGTGAAGGAGGAACTGACGTGGCTGCAACACCAGTACGGGGAGAATCTGGAGCGGGCCACTGTCGTAATCCAGAATGCCCGTTTCGATGGAACGATTTTGACCCGCAAACACGGCATCATCGCCCCGTGGGTTGTCGATACCATCGCTCTAAGCAGACACCTGGACTCCCGCAACACCCACAACCTGCACGATCTTTGCCTCCGATGGAACCTGCCTCCGAAGGGCGACACGATGAATTTCAAGGGGGTCCACTGGGAGACGGCATCAGTCGAAATGCGATCAGCTTTCGCCGCCTACGCATGTAACGACGCCGAGCGGGAGTTCGACCTGTTCGCCCTGATGCTGCCCAAGCTGACCCGCCCCGAGGTCGAACTGCCCCTCCAGCGGCACACCTTGAGGTTGTTCTGGGAGCCCGAGTTGGTGTTCGACTTCGCCGAGGCCGACCGGCTGATCGGGCTGATGGAGGCCCAAGCGGCGAAGGACACTGAGGCCGTGGGGCACACCCTCAAGGAAATCAGCGGCAATACGACGTTTACACGCCTGCTCAGTGCCGCCCTGGCCGAGACCGGCGAGGTCCTGGCGATGAAGCAGGGCAAGAAGAAGATGATCGCTGCTCTGGCCAAGGACGACGAGGCCGTCGAGCAGTACAAGCGACACCGCAACCCGAAGGTCCGCGATCTCATCAAGGCTCGGCAGTCGGTCAAGAGTTGGCCTTTGCATCTGAAACGGGTAGAGTCAATGCGAGCCCAAGCTAAAGCCGCTGGTGGGCGGCTGCCCAACCCCCTGAACTACTACGGGGCCTCGACCGGCCGGTGGTCGGGGGGCGAGGGGATCAACACCTGCAACCTGCCCACCAGGGGCAAGGGGCTCCAGACCGAGATCAAGCATTGCCTTGTTGCCCCCGAGGGCTACGTCCTGGTGATGTCCGACGCCGCTCAGATTGAGGCCCGTGGCGTGGCCTGGTTCGCCGGGCAGGCCGATCTCCTGGCCGGGTTCGCCCGTGGGGAGGATGTCTACTCTCACTTCGCCAGTGAGGTCCTTGCCGCCCCCGTCCGCAAGGCCCGCAAGGACGACCCGCCCAGCGTGGCCAAGGTCCTTACCGGGCGGCGGGCACTGGGCAAGGTCGGTATCCTGGGCATGGGCTATGGCATGGGAGCGACCCGAGCCCTGGAGTACATGGGCGATGCCTCCAACTACCCGGAACTGGCCCCGAAGGTGGAGTCCGGGGAGATCGACATCCTGTTCTGTAAGCGGTTGGTGGACACCTACCGCAACAAGTACCGAGCGATCCCCGCCTTCTGGCGGGACCTGGAAGCGAGCTTCACCTATGTCACACGATACGGACAACCTCGCACACTGCGAGGTCTCACGATGTCCCGTGAAGGGACCACGACAGTCCTCACCCTGCCGTCAGGCCGCAGCTTGTTCTACCCGCACGCTCATGTTGATGGAGAAGGCAAGCTCAAGTGGCAGGCCGGACGAGAGTGGCCCTACCTCTGGGGCGGCACGCTGACGGAGAACGTGGTACAGGCTGCGAGCCGTGACGTGTTGGCCGAGGCGATCCTGCGGGTTGAGGCAGACGGCTTCCGCGTCGGGCACCACGTTTACGATAGCATTGTTGCTGTCGTTCCGAAAGATCGGGTCGAAGAAGCGGAGGCCAGCGTCGAGCGAGCTCTAACCACCGTGCCCGAGTGGGCGACGGGGTGGCCGTTGGGAGTCGAGACCACTGTGGGGCAGCGGTATGAATGATGTGAAGTACATCTTCGCTCCCGGCCATGTGACGGAAGCCCGTGCCCTCGTCGCGGCCTACCACTATTCCCATCGGGAGAAGTCTTGCCCGTTGGCCGTGGGTGTGCTACAATGCTACAGCCGCACGATACCCCCGACAACCGTGGCGGCGTGTGTGTTTACACCATCAATGGGGAAGTGGTCAGTGCCCGTGGCCGAACTTCAACGCCTGGTACGACACCCGGACTACACGCCGCCGCTCACCATGCTCATCAGCCGAACCGTGAAGGAACTACGGAAGCGACCCGATTGTCCAGCCGTCGCGGTCAGTTACGCCGATTCGACTCAGGGGCATCACGGCGGAGTGTACCAGGCTGCATCGTGGACCTACTCCTGCCAGCGGGCGGCGTCAAACGACGGGCTGGTGGTAAACGGCGAGTTCGTCCCCGGCCGATCTTGCAACGCCAAGTGGGGCACCCGGTCGGCTGACAAGTTGCGGATCGAGCATCCTGACTGGACTGTCGAAATCCACTGGGACCTCGGCAAGCATCTCTATTGGATACCCCTCACCAAAGACGGCAAGCGGATCGCCGCCGAACTCGGCCTCGAAAAGAATCCGTATCCAAAACCGAATCCTGCGTCAGAAGTGACACCGGCGACACGCCAACCTTCCCAGGTTGGAGAGGGCGGATCGGCACCGACCCTGACGCTATAGGAGACCATGATGACCACTAAGCAGCAAGAGTCCCTTTTTGCCGATCTCCGTCACCGTCACCCCGACTGGTCGTTGGAGTTCACCAATGGCTACGTCCACGGCGTGTCGGACATCGACATCCGCAGGGAGCCCCGGCCCGGCTACCTGAGCGACACGGATGAGTACGCCCTGGGGTATCAGCGAGCGTGGAAGGATCAGGTGTAGTGGCCAAGCCTAAGCACAGGCTGACCCCCAGGGAGATCGTGCAGGTCATCGCCGCCCTCCGTTACTGGGGCAGGGCCGCAGAGATGTCCCTGGTCCATCCGGCCGAGCACCCGATGGTCAAGGCCCGCATCGCCCGATCGAGGCAGTTGCCGCTGACGCTCGACGAATTGGAGACGCTGATCGGTCGGCTCGATGGGTCGTGGACCGAGCGGGGGCTGAGACGGTGGGACCCGGCGAGGTACTTGTAATGGTACAGTACGCAGGACGTGAATTAACCACCTACGAGGCAGTAGCAGCAGCCTATGAAGAGGCCCCCCCGCAGTTGCCGAATTCTCTGCGATAGCCCACTGTCGGGCAATCGCCTTCCTCCATGAAGTATTGCTCGGCTGGAATCCGCCGGGTAGTGCGTATGGTCCTCTGAACCTCTACGCCTGGCTTCCCGGAGATCCACTGTGATACAACCTCCGCCGATAATCCCGCTGCCCAAGCCTCCGCGGAAGCCCCGCAAAGCCAAGCCGCCGATCACCCAGCAGATGAAGCCCGAGCGGAAGATTCAGCTGGAGATCGTCCACTGGCTCCAGGCCCACGGGGTGCCCCTGGCCGTGACCGACGCCGGTGCCCTACACCACCTGGGCAAGGGTAAGTGCTCGAACTGTGGCCACGAGGTCGAGGTCGGGGAGCACTACAAATGTGGTATCCCGCATGGGTGGAGCGACATCACCTGCTGCTTCCCCGATGGGCGATACGTTGGGATCGAGGTCAAGTCGGAGAAGGGGGTGCAGAGTCAAGAGCAGTGCGATCACCAGGCGTTGATCGAGTCGGTCGGCGGGGTGTACCTGCTGTGCCGGTCGGTGGATGACCTCAAGACCCAACTGAAAGATTTCGGCCTATTGAACTTTGATGGTTGACAATGTTGGCGTTCGGTGGTACTATTGTTCGGATACATCGGAGGAACCCATGAGCGACAAGGTTAAGCACGTTTCCGCAAGTAGCATCGCCGCCTTCAAGACCTGCCCCACCAAGTACCGCATCGCCTATGTCGAGGCGGTGAGGCCGGAGCGGGACGCCGAGCCCCTGCGGATAGGAACGGCGTGGCACAAGGGGCTGGAGGTCTTGGAGATGGTCTCGGGGTCTGTGTTCGAGACTGCCGGGCCGGACGATGCGGTTGATCTCCTCGTCACCGACGAGAACCGCCTGGCCCTGGCCGTCGAAGTAGCGACCGCGATCTACGACACGGTGCCCGATTGGGCCGATCCCGCCGACTGGGCCGTCGAGCGTGAGGTCATCGCCAACGCCCTCGCCGGGTATCACTGGCTCTACCCCGCCGGGATGTCGGAGTACGAGACGGTGGCCACCGAGCTTGAGTTCGAGCTTCCTCTGCGGAATCCCGAGACCGGCCATTCGACCCCCAACTTCGTGCGGGTGGGGAAGATCGACCGGATCATCCGCTCGAAGGCCACCGGGGCGATCCTCATCCAGGAGAACAAGACCACCGGGAAAGGAATTGACAGTGGTTCTTCTTACTGGGACCGGCTGCGGAAGGACACCCAGTCGAAGTTCTACATCCAGGCAGCGAGGGACCTGGCCGCGGAGGGTGGACACTCGGAACTCCTGGGGGTGTCGGGCCTGCTGCACGATGTCTTCCACAAGCCGACGATCAGGCCGTCGAAGTTGACCCAGGGCGAGACCGCCGAGTTCATCAAGACGGGCGACTACTGCGGGCAACACTTCGAGATCACCCAGGACGGCGAGGGCATCTATGCCGGTGGGGACGTATGCGAGGTCGAACTCGGTGCTGAGCCCAAGCCCACGAAGAAGGACCCCAACCCCGCCCAGAAGTTCTGCATCCGCGAGACCCCCGCGATGTACGGTGCCCGTCTCCTCCAGGACATCACCCAGCGGCCGGAGTTCTACTTCGCCCGGCGGGAGATCGCCTTCACCGACGCTGAGTTGAAGGACTTCCAGTACCAGGTCTGGGCCCTCCAGCGGAATATGTCGGAAATGGAGAGGACGGGGTACTACTACGAGAACGAGACGCAATGTGAGGCGACGTTCAAGTGCCCCTACTGTGTCCTCTGCTACTCCAACGTCGATGTCTACCACGGGCAGGTCCCTCCAGGTTTCAAGCGTTTACACGTCGAGGAGGCGGAACAGACGGAGGCGACGGCAGAGTGAGAGGCCCTTGCTCCTGGTATCGAGACGGCTTCTGCCTCTGCCACAACGGCCCCCGTGTCCTAGCGACCAATGGCAGATACCTCACCCCCTGCCGGGGCGAACGATGTGCGAGACACCCAGCGAACCAGCCACCCTATGGAGATGACAATGGTAATGCCCCCACCCATCGCCCCCAAGTCCACCCGCCCACCACCGAAACCCTCGGCCCCGTCGCCGAGCCAGCCCCACCGCCAGGCCAAGACCTTCGCCGTCCATAGCTGGGACGGTGCGGGCGAGGGCCAGAAGGTCCTGATCTACGGGGCCTCGGGCAAGGGCAAGACCTCGTGTGCCGCCCTGGCTCCGAACCCCGTGTTCATCGGTCTGGACGACGGTGGGCGGATGATCCGCCACCCTGTCACGGGGGAGCCGATCAAGAGAGTCCCGGAGATCGAGACCTTCCAGGATGTACGGGATGCCCTCCACCAGCCGGGCCTGTTCGACGGGTACAAAACCGTCGTAATCGACACCGGCACACAGTTGGAGTTGTGGGCGATCCAGCACGTCCTGGACACGATCCCCCACGAGAAGGGGGGCCTAATCAAGCACCTGGATGACTTCGGCTACGGCAAAGGCTACAACCACCTGTTCGACACCATGCGGCTGATCTTCCAGGACCTCGATGGGCAGATCAGGCAGGGCAAGAACGTGGTCGTCCTCTGCCAGCAGTGCCCGATGGTCATCGCCAATGCCGCCGGGGCCAACTACCTCCAGGACGGGCCGAAGCTCTACTCCCCCGGACCTGACTCGAAGCAGTCCTTCACCGTGCGGGGCTACGCCTGCGAGTGGGCCGATCACGTCTTCAAGGTGGACTACCTCCAGCAGCAGGTCCTCGGTGCCCGGTCGGAAGTGGACAACCGGGGCAAGACTAAGGAGTTCGCCGGGAAGATCGTGGGCGACACCACACGAGCGATCTTCACGATGCCCACCAACCCCAGCTTCTTCGCAAAAACGAGGACACTTACGGACCCGGTAGTCTCATTCGCGGACCAAAAAGATGACAGCATTTGGCGGATGCTCTTTCCAGGAGAATACGTCTGATGGATACCACACTGGGAAAGACCCTGATTCGTCTACTGGCGGCGGGCTGCACCCTCCGGCAGCAGCAGTCCGAGTTACTGGCGATGAAGCCCGCCTGGGACGGGACCCCTCTCGTCCTACGGATTCCTCTACCGATCCCCGCCCATCACTCCGGTCAGGTCGTCGCCCGTGTCATCGAACAGCTTGACACGGCGTGCCTGAACTACGCCGCCAAGAACCCTCAACCCGTACAGGAGACTGTCCATGTTCCGACCCCTGGGTAGCTTACTGACCGTCGTGCAAGACCCCCCAACCGGTAAGACCGCTGGGGGCCTGGTGTTGCCTGACAACTTCGGCGAGGCTTTCATTACGGGCGTTGTGCGGGCCGTGGGTCCGGGTCACTACGACGGCGGGGTGATGATCGAGGTCGTACCCCAGCCGGGCGACCGGGTGATGATCGCCCAGCACACTGACCCCCGCAACGGGCGGGTGCTGCCCTACCCCGCGATCATCGACAGCGGGGTGAAGTGCCTGATCCTTAACGAGTCGGAGGTCCTGGGGATCGTTCCCGGAGATTTCCCGCTGGCGAAGGCTTGACATCCGACCAAGCCCTGGTATAATGTTTCGTAACCCATAAAGCCCTTAAGGGCAGGAGAGACAGCATGAAGCAAATCGACCGCGGCGGGACATTCCGAGGTTTCATCACGGAACACGGCGTGTCCGAGACCAACCACGGCTATCCCCAGTTCATCGCCGAGTTCCACGCTACGGAGTGGTACGACGAGAAGGGGGAGTTCACCCCGGACAAGGAACCGGGGTATATCGACTGGGCCCCCTACGACCAGGGCACGACCCTCTACCTGGTCCTCTACACCAAGGGGGCCGATGGGCAGTGGCAGGAACTCAAGAACGCCGAGCAGATCAAGAAAGCCCTCTGCTGGGACGGCCTGAGCTTCGAGTCCCTGGCCAACGGCGACTACCATGAGAAGCTCATCGTGGTGCGGATGAAGGAGGACGAATACCAGGGCAAGACGCGGATCAAAGGCGACTGGATCGACGCCGCCGATGCCAACCCTACGAAGACCCTGGCCAAGTATGACGCGGCCAAGCTCGCAGGCCTGACGGCGAAGATGGGCGGTATCCTGGCGGCGAAGGCCCAGGCCCCCACCCCAGCGAAAGCCCCGGTCCCGGCAACGGCCAAGCCCGCCGGTGCCCCCGCTGCCCCGCCGAGAGGCAAGCCAGGCCCGAAGCCGAAGGCCAAGCCCGCTCTCCCTTCCTCCCCCGATGGGCAGCCCGCTGCCCCCTCGATGCCCGCCCCGGCTCCCACTCCGGCTGTACCCGCAACGGCTGCCCCCTCTGGGAGCCCGCCGCCGACGCCCACGACCCCGCCCCCGGCCCCTGCGGCGACCCCGACGACGAAGCTCTCGGCCTGGGAGAAGGTCAACTCTTTGAGCAAGGTCGATGAGACCAAGCTCGCCGAGGTCTGGGTCGAGGAGGCTACGAAGATCGGCAAGGCTGAGGACAAGTTCAGCAGCGATGACTGGCATACCGTCCAGGAGGCGGTCCTGGCCCGGGTCAGTGCCATCTAGTACGCACGGGTGGTAGCTCAAATGGTAGAGCGACGGCTCGCTAGCAGAGACCGTAGGTACGGGTTCGAGTCCCGTCCACCCTGTAACCCCTAACGGAGATCAACAATGCCGAAGCCTCGTAAGCAACTCAGTGCGGCCCATACGAGGGCAATCGTAGACTGGTACACCAACGGCTACAAGGGCCGTCAGTACGGGATCAACGACATCGGTGAGGCTCTGGGCCACGCCGGGACCGTCATCAAGCGGGTCCTGGTGGAGCAGGGCGTAACCATCCGGCCGGTGGGCAGGCCGCACAAGCAAGCCTAGGCGGTGAGGGTGAGTCCTTCGCCGACGACGAACGCCCATCATCCAAATGGACTAGGACCCTGGCTGTTGGCTGGGGCATGTGGGTTCGACTCCCACTGGGCGTTGTAATGGAACTCACCGACCAACTGTTCGCCTACCAGCAGAACGTGTGGCCCGCGATGGTCGCCGATCTCGCTGAGGACCTCGGCGTCTCCCCGCGGTCCCTCACCGCCCTGGGGATCGGGTGGATGCCACTGGAAGCCTGCTGGGTCTTCCCCGAACGGAACGCTGAGGGCCAGGTTGTGGG